CGGAGGCGCACGCGGCCGAGGCGGCCGAGATCTTTCTCAAAATGTGGAAACGCCACATCGAGGCCCGACGTGGCTGACGGCCAGCGATGCCCGCACGACGGCGGGTTCTGCCACCACGATTGCGCCGAGCTGGTCTGCATGAGATGGCAGACCGGCATGGCGCTCTCGTCGCCCCACAACGGCTACCCGCTGCCGGGCTTCGACGAGGACCCGCCGGCCGACGAGGCCGAGGCCGAGCGGGCGACGAAGCTCGCGCAGCTCGCGAAGATCCGGGGGGAGTCGTGAGCAACCCTGTCGAGGCAAGGCCGTGCAAGGCGTGCGGCGTGATGATCGAGATCCACGTCGGGCCGAACGGACGGAACCTGCCGCTCCAGCGCGTGACGATGCTCTACGCCAAGAACGACCCGCTCTCGGGGGGAAACCTCGTAGAGCTAAAGTCGGGGCCGTCGATCGAGGCCGTGTTCGTCTCGCACTTCGAGACGTGCCCGAGCCGGCCCGAGAACCGCGCGAAGGGGGACGGCGATGGCGTCCGCTAGGGGCCACGGCTACACGATCCCGGGCAGCATCGAAGACCGCGAGCAGCGCCGCCGGACCGCGTTCATGGTCTGCGCCGAGGCGCTCGCGCGAGTCGCGCCCGACGAGCGCGCCCGGGTCATCGAGCTGCTCGGGAGGCACTTCGCGACCTTCAAGATCGAGCAGGGCGACTAGGCGCCGGAAAATATTTTCGAGGCCGATCCGCCCGCGAACTCGAACGCCCCGCTAGTCGCGCCTAGCGCGCAAGCCCCCCTAGACGCAATCGCCACGCCGCCGCGCTTTGGCAAGGGGCGAGCCCTTCCTGCTGAACTCGCACGCGCCGCGCCGAATAACGCCGGCCGCGGTCGCCGATCCCGCCTAACGCGAAAACCCGTTTGGTATCCTCCCCTCATGCGCGCGGATAGACCGCGCAGTTCTTTGACAGCCACGGAGGGAACGAGTGATGGACTTCATCACGAAGGCGATCGCCACGGCGATCGAGCAGGGGCCGCGCACGGTGCGCGACTCGCAGCGATCCAAGTGCTACGCCGCCGAGAGGGCCGCGTACCCGGACCGCGACGGACCGGGCCCGCTGACCATCGCGGAGTGCGAGAAGCTCGCGAACGAGATGGTCGAGTATGCGAGGCGGGTCGGGATCGTCGGCACATGGCGACGGCATCCGATCCGGGTCGCAGACGGCCGAGGGCGCCGGGCGGCGGGCGCGAGCTGGGGCGGGAACGAGATCACGCTCCCGCGGTGGGCTCGGCGGGTCGAGGTAGTGGCGCACGAGGTCGCGCATTGCATCAGCCCGGAGCAGCCGCCGCACGGGCCGCACTGGGTCGAGCGGTTCCTGCGGCTCATCGAGCGGTTCGACGGTTTCGAGGCGCGACAGCGGCTCGGGGCCGAGATGGTGAAACGGGGCGTCCGCACGCGCCCGTAGGTCGGAGCGAAGCCCCGGGGCCGGAGATGGTCCCGGGGCTCTCGCGCGCCGGCTACGCTGCGCGCATGTCCTCCGCCCTCGCATCCCCCGAAGAGATGGCCCGCGCCGTGCGGTTCGTGAAGACCGCGAAGCAGCGCGAGCAAGTCGAGCTGATGCTCGCGCACGAGATGGTGATGGCCGAGGGCGGCGCCCGCTCGGGGAAGACCTTCGGCTTCGTCCGGCAGATCCTCGCGCGGGGGATCATGCGGCCGTCGCGGCACCTCGCGGCCCGGTTCCGGGCGAAGCACGCGAAGGCGTCGCTGATGCTGGAGACGGTGCCGGCGGTTATCGCTCGGTGCTTCCCGGGGCTGAAGCACTCGCTGAACAAGTCCGACGGGATCTTCGAGTTCGAGTCGGCCGGCGGGCGCCGGTCCGAGCTGTGGATCGCCGGCGTCGACGACGCGAGCCGGATGGACAAGATCCTCGGGAAAGAGTTCTCGACGATCTTCCTGAACGAGTGCTCGCAGATCCCGTTCGACGCGGTCGGCCTCCTCCGGACCCGCCTCGCCGAGAAGTCGGGGCTCGCGCTGCGGATGTTCTTCGACCAGAACCCGCCGCCGAAGTCTCACTGGACGTGGAGGCTCTTCCACAATCGGCAGACGCCGGACCGGCAGACGGTCGACTGGGACATCGCGACGATCCGGATGAACCCGACCGACAACGCCGAGAACCTGCCGGCGCAGACGCTCCGGATCTTGGAGACGCTCCCGAAGCGGCAGCGACAGCGGTTCTGGGAGGGGCTCTACCTCGAAGACGTCGAGGGCGCGCTCTGGACCGACGCGATGTTGAACCTCGCGAAGCTCCGCGAGCCGGGCGAGATCGTCTCGACGGTCGTCGCGGTCGACCCGAGCGTCTCGAACCGGGCCGACGCCGACGAGTGCGGGATCGTCGTCGCCTCGGCCGACCACACCGGGGGCGGCATCCTGCACGAAGACGCCTCGGCGAAGATGACGACGGAGACGTGGGCCCGCCGGGCCGTCGCGCTCTACCACGAGCGGCGGGCGAATTGCATCGTCGCCGAGGTGAACCAAGGCGGGCAGCTCGTGGTCGACGCGATCAAGAACGTCGACCCGGGCGTCCCGGTCCGGACGGTCCACGCGGCGAAGTCCAAGTACGCCCGGGCCGAGCCCGTGGCGCAGCTCTTCGAGCCCGAACAGCGGCGGATCACGATCGAGGGCAACTGGCCCGAGCTGGAGGAGGAGCTGACGACCTACGTCCCCCGCGACGCGAAGTTCTCCCCCAACCGACTCGACGCTATGGTCTGGGCGTTCACCCACCTCCTGATCGACGAGCAGTCGGTGACGGGGATCGAGTTCATCTGAGCAAGGGGTCCGCATGTCGATCCTCGACCGTCTCGCGCTGCCGACGATCCTCCCCGCCCCGAGCGGCGAACGGGCCGCGGTCAAGGCGACGCCCCGGCGCTGGGCCTACTGGCGAGACGGCCCCGAGGCGAAGCTCGACGAGGCCGCCGCCGTCGAGGTGAAGTCGGGCGTGATGGGGATCTCCGACGCCCTCGCGGCGGTCCTCGGACTCTCGGAGCCGGGGCAGGTCGGGTCGCCCGGCGCGGCGCTCCGGGCCTACGAGCAGTCGAGCGCGGTCGCGATCCCGATCAACCTGATCGCCGAGCACGTCGGCGCGGCCCGCATCGTGCTAGAAAACCTCGACACCGGGGACGTCGAGCGGAAGGCCCCGATCCTCGACCTACTGCGCCGGCCCCACCCGAACATGCCGGGCCCGCTGTTCATGGAGTTCGTCGCGAAGATGTACCTGATCGCCGGCGAGGTCCCGATCGTCGCGGGCGGTCTGCCCGGCCGGCCCCCCGCGTTCCTCCGCCCGCTGAGCCCCGCCGACTGCTCGCCGACTCAGGATCACGAGTTCGGGTGGGCCCGGAGCTGGATGGTCACCGGCCCCGCGCTGCGCGGCGTCTACGCGGCCCCGCCCGAGTCGATGGGCTCGACGTGGCAGCACGAGGACGGGATGCGCGAGCTGCGGGTCGTGCGCGCCTTCTCGACGAAGGACGCCTCGATGTTCCGCGGCCAATCCCGCCTCGCCTCGGCGTCGAAGGACGTCCGGCAGCAGATCGAGGGCGCGAACTTCAACGTCTCGCTGCTCCAGAACGGCGGGCGGCCGTCGCTCTTCATCCAGCTGAAGAACCGGGTCGCGGCCGACGTCTTCGAGGAGATCAAGGCCGGCATCCGGGAGTCGTTCGAGGGCGCTCGGAACGCGGGGAAGATCGCGATCACGAACGGCGGGGAGCTGGCGATCCAAGAGGCGAAGGCCTCGGTCCGGGACATGGAGTTCTCCGAGAGCCAGACCCGGACGGCGCAGACGATCGCGAAGATCTACAAGGTTCCGGTCGTGCTGCTCAACATGGACGCGGCGACCTTCTCGAACATGGAGACGGCGACCCTCGCGCTCTGGGACGACGCGATCATCCCGACCGCGAACTACCTGCTCGCCGAGCTGGGCGACTGGCTCTTCCCCCGCTTCAAGATCGACCCGCGCGAGTGGCGGCTGACGCTTGACATCGAGCAGGTCGCGGCCCTCCGAAAGCGCCGGCTATCCGAGCTGCGCGAGCGGGCGACCTCGGGGCTGGAGTCGATCAACGAGATCCGCCGGTCGATGCCGGGCCGCGAGGAGGTCGAGGGCGGCGACGAGATCCTCGTCAGCGCCGCGCAGCAGCCCCTCTCGATGGTCGCGGCCGAGCTGGAGGCGCTGAACGAGCCCCTGCCCCCGCTGCCGCCGATCGCCCCGCCGACCCCGGCGACGGGCCGCGCGCCGCGCGACGAGCCCGAGACGGATCCCGGGGAGTAGCGGGGGGTGGCCCTCTCCGCCGCCGCCGAGCTGCTCGTGAAGTTCCGCTACGAGAAGCGGCTCAGGGCCTCGCTCTGGGAGTTCTGGGCCGCCGTCGCGCAGCGCGTGCGGGTCGAGCTGGAGCGGTCCTCGTCGATGATGCTCGCCGACGTTCGGGTCGTCGCGCACGACGCGCTCGCCCGCATCCTGCTCGCGCACTACTCCGACGTCGCCCGAGACTTCGCCCGGGACATCGTCGCGTCGATGCCGTCCTCGCTCGCGCTCACGGAGGCCGAGCGGGCCGCGCTCTCGGTCGACCTCGCGCGGGTCTTCACGGCACGGGCCGGCGAGCAGGCCGACGTGATCCTCGCGACCGCGCAGCGCCGGCTGATCGTCGCCGCCCGGTCGGCCCGCGAGTCGGTCGCGGCCGAGGGGTCGATGCTCACGGCCTCGGACATCCCCGCCGTGACCTCCCGGATCTGGCTCGCCCGGCAGCGGGTGGGCTCGCACACGGTCGCGACCTTCGAGACGCAGTCGGCGGCCGAGGCGGCGAAGGGGATCGCGACGAACCGGCTGCTCGGCGAGAACTCGCGGGGGGTCAAGGTCATCGGCGAGGCGCTGAAGGTCTGGTCGACGCAGGGCGACTCGCGGGTCCGCGACGGCTCGAACGGGGGCTTCGACCACCTCGAAGCGGACGGGCAGCGGGTGCGGGTCAGCGACTCGTTCGAGGTCTCGGGCGAGCGTCTGCGGTGGCCCGGCGACTGGTCGCTCGGGGCGACCGGGCCGAACATCTACGGCTGCCGATGCTCGGCGACCTACGAGGTCGATTCGATCGCCGAGCTGCGGTCGATGTTCTTGGAGGCCATCCGGGCCGACACCGAGGTCTTCCTGCAGACCGAGAGCGCCGTCGTCGTGGCTGCGCCGTTCGCGCTCTGAGCCAGATCAACTACGTTTCGACGCGAGCGGTGACACGCTCGCATGGGGGGACCGCACCGATGGAACGAAAGCACGCCTACCTCGGCGGCTGCGTCACGGAGGCCAAGGGCGAGCAGACCGACCGGAACGGAGTCCGGATCGGGATCGTCGAGGGCTACCTCGCCTCGTGGAAGCAGGAGGACGGGCCCTACCCCGACCGCATCGTGCGCGGCGCGTTCGCCGACTCGATCGCCGACCACCGGAAGCGGAACAACCGGCAGGTGCGGCTGAACTACATGCACGTCCGCGACCCGATCGGCGGCTTCCCGATCGAGACGGTCAAGGAGGACGATCGCGGGCTGTGGGGCGTCGGCGAGATCAACCTCGACATCCAGCAGGGCCGCGAGGCCTACTCGCTCGCGAAGCAGGGCGTGCTCGTCGATATGTCGGTCGGCTACTCGGCCGAGGCAAAGCAGTTCGAGAAGCAGGGCGAGGTCGAGGTCCGCGTGCTGACGAAGGTCCGGCTCTACGAGGCCAGCCTCGTCGACGAGCCGATGAACAAGGACGCGCAGGTGACGGCCGTGAAGTCAGCGATGCCCTTCGCGAACCTGCCGACCGCGCCGGAGGGCACGCGCTGGGACGCCGAGGCCGCGCGCGAGCGCGTGCTGGAGCTGAAGTTCCGCGAGGCCGACGCGACGGCTGCGTTCCTCG